TTCCATGTCTGCTTGTATTCGCGATGAATGGCAGCAATGACCGGGCTGATTTTTCCTGTTGAATTTTCACTGTGCTGTTGATTGGTTCTGGCGCGGGCGAGATCAACAACAGACGTGTATTTTCCGGTTTCCTTGCGTTCACCTTCGCGACGTTTTTTCCAGATGCGCATCTCTGCCTGAATTTCGGGCCATTTGGCACCAGGCTTACATTTATGCTTAACCCACCCGATGGCATGCAGCTTAAGCTCCGGATACATGGCGTTAACATCTGGCATTTTCATCAACGCTTCAACGATATGTCCGTCGAATGTTGCCATGTCTTCCTGCAACAATTCCTGTGCGCTAATAACCATATCAACGGTGATGTTTTCACATGTGTCGAACTTAACCATGACAGCGTTCTGTACTTCAGGGGCCAGCTTGTCAAAAGTGACGTTCATCGGATCTGATTCAGTCTCAACCGGGACAAAGGAAGCGGATTCCTCATCCCAGCGGTTTTCCTGCATATATTCAGCATCCCAGGAATCGAGGGCAGGGCGGGGTATGCCAGGTTTATCCTCGCAGACAATAAATTTATAAGCGCAGTCCTGAGCAGCCGGATAATGTTCCAGGAATTGCCAGTGAAATTTTGCTCGAGCACGGCGTTCGTCGCCAGCTTCAATGGCTGTGGCTACAGCCACAGCGCCTTCTTCCCTTGTTGCCAGTTCGTCAGGAATAGCGGCGCAAATAAAGACCTTACTCATTTTGTTTTAACCTCATTACAGATTTCAGGGTGAACAAATCCCTGCCATTGCTGGCATATAAAAATGAAACTGGATATTAATTACGGCGCTGTTTTTAATCCTGCCGGGATTTCGTTATTGTCCATGTGAATAACTTTATCGACCGGATAACAGTTGCCGGGAATTTTCTGTTCCGCTGCGGCAGCCATGCATTCTTTCATTGAGTTGTACATGCCGGTGATTGCATCAAGCGACTCACCAGTATTGAGATGTACAGTCAGAATGAGTACGAATAATGTGTTCATCGCCACTCTCCGAAAATACCGAGTTTAAGAAGGGCAATTCTGGAGAGTATGGAATTGTCATTCAGCAGGTAGGGTTCATATTTTCTCATATTGATTGCATCCTCGGTGAAATCCCTGTTACTGAGCAGAACACCAATATTAAAGCACCCGTCAGACGTATTAACGTTTGGTAGTGACGTTTCCATTATCGCGTCCTCAACAATGAATTTTTAGCAATTGCTCCACAGTCATATTTTTAATTGCGCTCCGGTTTACAAGAGTCCAGCCTTGTTGCTCCAGATAAAACAGGAAGGTATCCAGGGTGCAGACCATTGCGCCGTCAGGAACGGTTTCAGTGAATTTGATATTGCCGTGTTCGTCGAGACGGATAACCAGGGTGCGTCCGTCCCCGTGAATCATTTTGTCGGGAGACGGGGCGTTATTCTGGCGCAGTTCAGCTTCCATGCGGTCGAACTCAGCAATGTATGCCTCTTTAAATGCAGCGGCTTTTTTGCCAGTGAAGCCCATCACCAGGAAAACGAAGCCGTTTTTGGTGATTTGGTACATTGGGAGTTTGCGCCCGGTTGAGTCGGTGTATTCGCTCGACACAAAATTGTGCTCAGTGAATTTTGCTGAACAGTCCAGATTGCGAATTTTATCCAACACTCGTTCGTGGCGTTTGCCAAAGAACTCGGCGATCGCAACAGACGTAGTGACAGCGCGACCATTTTCGATGGTTACGTCAGGGTGAGAAAGGGTAAGGATAGTAGCCATGATGGCAGCCTCCGCGATGAATTTGATTAACTCACCACCGAGGTTTTCCACGACCATAAGGGTGGTGAGACGTACAGGGGTGGAAATACCGGTCATCACGGAACCCGGCCAGCCTTGCGGCTGCCCTGCACGCCCCACCATAATGCGAATGTGGCTGTGCTTAACGCATAAAAAAACCGCCTGAGCGCGGTTATGCGCCGTGAATGATTTCGGGTTTCCACGCCCGGCACCCGTTTTATGAGGTGCAGGTGCACTATAATTCCACCCGTTCTGGTTTTCAATAGCTACATTCAACATTTTCTCTACCTTTCATCACCGAAGTGAACTTTGTTGATGCGGTGCCTGGTGCCTCCAGGTGACGTTAACCAGTTAACAATTAACGCCGGATACAGAGAATCCACCCATAACACTGTTTTTGGTTTTAACTGTTCCGCGTGCGCTGAGCCGCATTCACCGCATCACAAAATTCACTTTAAAAAGGGCGGCAGAGCAGTCACGGAGTAGAACTGATACCGCCAAAAGTCACCAGAAAATTGATAACAGAGGGCGTTGCAGCGGAGTTGTCACTTAAGCGTATGGTCAACCTGACAACCCGGTGTCCTCAACGGGGGAAGGAATAACCCCGCCATACTTACCGCCGCGCCATTTCGCGGAGTGCCACAACCGGAAGCGCACGGTCGAACTAAATTTAACGACACCGTACAGAGAGACCAATTTCGCCGTGCGCTTTCGCGTTATGCCCTGACTTTTCAGGGACATATCCTTTCAGTAAACTGTCAGTGCCGGATGTTCACCCGTGTCCGGCGCACGCACTCCACCTGACCCGTGGAGAACTCCTTAATTACCAACCCTCAGGAGGGTGAAATGGATAAAAAGCAAATTGAGGCCCTGCAATCTATTATTGAAAAACAAGATGAAGCTATCAGGATTCTTTCATATCGCACTGATATGATACTAAATATGCTTTCTGCATTAACGGCTGCGCTTGGTGGTACAAAAACAAACGTATACCGCGAAGTTGTTATTCAACAGATAGATAAATTTGAAAAAACCATACCAGGTATTAATGCTCATCTTGCAGAACAAGAGAAAGACCATGCTCTTATGGCAATTTCTTCAGTAGCTCTCCCGAAAGTTGAGTAGTTTTAATTGTTGTTTTGAAATAATCACTGCTTTCACATTTGAGTGATTTCATGGCAATCCAAATGCGGGCCTCTGTGCCTGCATTTGGTTCCAGTTGCTGTAGACGTTTTGCGTCTTCCAAAAGTAAGGCGATAATGTGTTTCAGCTTCTCATCATTTGCTTGATTCTTGTTTTCAGGCGAATTCTGTCCGCCGAATAGGCGCTTCTCTTCATACAGACCTATAAAGGCACGACGCACGTTACCGGATATAGTATCGATGGTTTCCTTTTCTACAGTACTCAGGTCAAGAGTCGCCAGTTGAGAGCGAACCACATTCGCTGCCATTTCCTGGAATGGCATTGGTAAATCTTTAAATTCCATTATTAGCCTCGTTGGTTAGCTATTAACGTGGGTATGTAACCATTCTGGCAATGCTTAATGCCGCTGCTTTTTCCAGCCTGGTGATATCCTGCTCCAGAGCGGACAGATTTTCAGCCTGCTTAGTCCTGGCTTCATTGGCCCATTTCAGATCCTGCACTGCATTAATTTTCTGGCGCATCCACTCATAAAGTTCATCATCGGTATAGTCTGGCGCGATGATGACGGGTTCTCGTTTCTGCATACTGATTCCTCGCGGTGCTGTTTCGCTTATCAGCCGTTAGATTTTGCCGAACTGGAAAGCGCCTGTTTAAATTCGTTGAAGCTGAGAGTTTCTTCGCCTTCGGCAAGACCATCGAAGTATTCTTCGTAAGCCTTTTCCATGATTGTGTCGAAATCCATATCACTCACCTGAGTTTCTTTCCAGCCAGCGACGGGCACCATTTTCGGTTTTAAACGTTTTGCTTTTGGTATACGTCATCGCGGTGAACGTGCCGTCCTGGTTGGGAAACACGCCGCATACCAGAGATTCGTTGTTGCCAAGATCGATAGTATCCATGCTGACCTCATTTCCCCTTAACGCCAGGGTAGCGGAACTGTTTGCTGAGAACACCGTGCGGTGTCTTGATGAGTAGAATTTAGAATAACCTAAGAATTGTGGTCAAGCTTTTTGTGTAGAAAAACCTAAGTTTTTTGATGTAAAAAACACAAGCATTTGAAAGTTTATGCTTTTTATTACAGAGAGTGGCGAAAAAAAGGGAGGGGGTTATTTATTTGCGCTTCTTTTGCGAGCTTTGAGTAGTTCTTCAAAAAGTTTGTTGAAATTCTCAACTCGAGCACGCATCTCTGACAACAGAGCCTTTTGCTCTGACTCAGGCAGTGCGTCGAACAGTTGAAGCAACTCTTTTTGATCTTCTGTCAGATTAACTGGCTGATTATCTGGGATCGGTTCGCCTGGTTGCTTATCTTCATCTCCAAAAAGAAGCCAAGTCGGCGAGCACTGAAGCGCCTGGCTCAGTGCGAATAATCTCTTCCCCGCTGGCTGTGTTTCATCTCTTTCCCATTGAGAAATTGTTACGTGAGCCACTTTGACCAGCTTACCTAATGCGGCCTGAGACAGTTTTAATTTTTTACGCCTGTATAAGAGGCGAGCACCGAAGGTTTCGTTTTTCATATTAGGTAATTCTAATTTTTCTTGACTTAGGTTTCTCTACGATCTAGTTTCCTTAGGAAAATCTAAGGAGTTCGATATGTTGAAAATTGATGCTATAGCGTTTTTTGGCAGCAAAACAAAGCTTGCCAATGCCGCAGGCGTTAGGCTGGCAAGCGTTGCTGCATGGGGGAAACTGGTTCCTGAAGGTCGCGCGATGCGTCTACAGGAGGCATCCGGCGGGGAACTTCAGTACGACCCCAAAGTTTATGACGAATATCGTAAGGCAAAGCGGGCGGGGCGGTTGAACAATGAAAATCACCCCTGAACAGGTTTGTGAGGCTCTGGATGCCTGGGTATGTCGACCAGGAATGACACAGGAGCAAGCGACGATATTAATCACGGAAGCATTCTGGGCTCTGAAAGAACGCCCGAACATCGATGTTCAACGCGTCACGTTTAATGATGGCGAGGTTGATCAACGGGCGCTGGGCGTTAACCGGGTGAAGATATTCGAACGCTGGAAAGCTATCGACACCAGGGATAAGCGGAAAAAATTCACGGCGCTGATTCCGGCAATTATGGAGGCTATCCGAATTAGTGATTTCAGGTTGTATCGTGAGATCAGTGATGGAAAAAGCATTACGTACATGATCGCCGGATTAAACAAAGAATATGGCGATGTGGTGGAGTCCGGGCTGCTTTTTGCGGATCCAGCTGTTGTGGAACGTGAGACTGACGAGCTTATAGAAAAAGCTATTGCTTTCAAGCATGCGTATCGTCAGCAATATCAATATTACTTTGCAGATAAACAAATGTCTGCCAGGGGTTTGTATGAGTATCGATGCACTACGATGGGCTAAAAAGGTGAAAACCGGCAGTTCATCCAGTAAGTCTGTATTGACCTGGCTTGCTGATATGTGCGGTGCCGATTTGTGTGCATACCCGTCTGTATCTGCACTGGCAGAAGTAACGGAACTAAACAAAAAGACTGTGCAGGACAGCTTACGACACCTGATGGAGATTGGGTTAATTGTTGATACCGGTGAGAGAAAAGGCAGAACAAAGCAAATTGTGGTGTACCGACTTATCGGTGTAGAAGAAAGTGTTGCCGAGCCTGAATACACCCAAAAACGGGAGTCTTTAAAGGTGGGTAAAATTGGTGCTGTTAATAAAAACAGTACCGAAAATGGTTATGTTTCAGCACAAAACAGACCCAAAAACGGAACTCTTAGCTGCATGGAAAATAACCAAAGACACCCAAATTTTCCATCAAAGACACCCAAAAACGGATCACGGAACCCAAAGGAACCCAAAGATCTAAACCCCACACATAACGCACGCGAGAGTGCTCCGACCAGTGAGCAGGAAGTTTTGTCGTTACAGGCAGCACCCCTTGTATTCCTGGATGGCCTGAGCGAACCCATCGGAAAATTTCCGATGACCGATAGCTGGTATCCGTCACGGGATTTTCGACGACGGGCTGCGTTGTGGGGGATGGCTTTGCCGGAGACAGAATTTACACCTGCTGAACTTGCCGCCTTCCGGGACTACTGGGCAGCGGAGGGGAAAGTGTTTACGCAGATTCAGTGGGAGCAGAAATTCGCCCGTCACGTAAATCACGTCAGGGCGCAGGTTAAACCAGTCAGCAAGGGGGTAAACCATGCAGCAGCACCAGGTGGCACCGCATCACGGGCAGTTCAGGAAATTCGGGCAGCACGTGAGCAGTGGGAACGTGAAAACGGATTTATCAGCGACGGAAACGGTCTGGAAGCTGTGGGAGCTTATGGGGGAGGTGTATTCGAACCGCTGGACACAGAAGAACGGGGCCGCACCTTCGAAGCTCTGGATTGCCCAGATTGGCGCGATGACTGAACAGCAAATCCGGCTGGTCTGCCGTCAGTGCATGGACCGCTGCCGGGCGGGTGAAACGTGGCCCCCGGACCTGGCTGAGTTTGTTGCACTGATTTCGGAGAGTGGGGCAAATCCATTTGGTCTTACGGTGGATGCAGTAATGGAAGAGTACCGGCGCTGGCGCAATGAATCCTGGCGATACGACGGGAGTGATAAATACCCGTGGCCACAGCCTGTGCTGTACCACATCTGCCTCGAAATGCGTACCAGAGGGATTGAGCGCCAGATGACGCAGGGTGAGTTAAAACGACTTGCGGAACGGCAACTGACGAAATGGGCAAAGCATGTTGGTAACGGGATGAGTGTTCCGCCAGTGCGACGACAACTGGAAGGGGCGAAACACCCGCAAGGGCCAACGCCAATTGAACGGCTGAAACAGGAATACGAACGCCGGAAGGCAGCTGGTTTTATTTGAATCTGAGAAACGATTTTGTCGGAGGAAATTTTAATGGAAACCGTATTTGACGCACTGAAAGCAATGGGAAAAGCCACATCGGTAGAACTGGCCGCGCGACTTGATATCAGTCGTGAAGAGGTTCTCAACGAGCTGTGGGAACTCAAAAGAAATGGCGTCGTTGATAAAACTGGTCACACCTGGTTTCTGGCTGGCGAAGGTGAATCCCGGGTAACCGAAGAGCGGCCAGTAAAATCTGAAGCACAGGATATGCTGACCGGAGAGGTCGAACAAAAAGTTACCGCAGACATGATGATTGAGTTTATCGGTCAGGATGGTGCTAAAACGTGTGAGGAACTGGCGGGTAAGTTCGGCGTCAGTACTCGCAAGGTTGCCTCCACGCTGGCGGTGGTAACCGCAACGGGGCGGCTGGCACGCGTTAATCAGAACGGTAAATTTCGTTACTGCATGCCGGGCGATAATTTACCAGCAGAGCCGAAAGCCGCGCTGGTAACGGA